AGTAATAGAATTAACCTTAAATTAAATATTGCAGATACATCAGTATTTCAGCGTAAATCATTACCAGCATACACATTTGCTGCTAACAATACACCAGCAACGGCAAACGCAACAGCGCAATATTTTAAAGATACATCTGGAACTTATACAGGCACAATTACTTGGAGTAATTCAAATCCAACAGGTGCAACAAATCATACTTACAGATGGACACGTATAGGCAATATGGTAACTCTTAATATATCTTTAGTTTATGCAACGGCATCATCTGTTAATAATGCGTCATTTATAGTTACATTACCATCTGATGCTCCAACACCAATAAAACCAACAGGCTATAACTCTGCAAGTGCATATTTATATCCGGCAATTGGTAATGCTGGTACTACTTTAGCAAGTATAGCAGCAGCTGTAAGAGGTGGGTTGCGTAATAATGCAGCTAATAATGGATTTGAAATATTTGTAATTTTTACAGGTAGTACAACAATTTATGGTCAAGCAACAGTAACTTATTATACTAACTAATATGAGATACATACGCAGAAAAATAACGGAATTACCATCGGAAAATGTTAGAATAGCTTATATCATTGTAAATACAAATGATTGGAATGATACATTAGAAAATCATCCTAAAATTATCGAGCAACCTGATCTGTATGAGATTACTGAAGAGCCAATTCCAATAGATTTACATTTATGGTCAGTAGAATATGAGGGCATTTAAAATAATAAACAATGAATCACGATAACCCACCATTAACGGCAATTAGCGGAATATGTGCAGTAATATCCATTAGTGATATTCAACCAGTGCTAACTTTTGTTGCGTCTTTAATAGCCATTATAAGTGGCGTATATTCTATTTATAAAAAATCAAAAAAGTAAATCATGAATAGTCCATTTTTAACACTTAATTCAACTGACTTTTTAAAAGGTCTTATTATGGCAGTTTTGTCAACAGTTATAACTATTGTTTATCAAACGGTTGAAGCAGGGAGTTTAGTATTTGATTGGAAAGCAATTGGCACAATGGCATTAACTACAGCACTTGCTTACATCATGAAAAATTTATTTACCAATTCAACAGGTAAATTATTTGGCAAAGAGAAGTGATATTGCTAGAGAATACAGGAAAAAATATCCTGATTATCCAACTTTAAAGTTGGCTAGGATAATGTATTCAGATAACAATCTTATTTTTAAAGATGTTGAAGATAGCAGAAGTGCATTGAGATACATTGAAGGTAAAAACGGTGATGGTTTGAGAAAATATGTAAATAAATCAGATTTTTTTATGAAAGAAAACAGACCAAAAAATCCTTACAATTTACCTGTATCGTATGAAGAACAAAGAGAACCTTATATTTTACCTGTATGCTGTGACAATATTCTGCTTATATCTGATCTCCATATTCCTTATCATAATATTCCTGCAGTCACTATAGCATTAGATTATGGCAAAAAAGAAAAAGTAAATACTATCTTCATAAACGGTGACCTGCTGGATTGCCACACTGTGAGCAAGTTTGAGCCAGACCCAAAGAAAAGGTCTATTAAAGAAGAATTTGATGCAACAAAAGAATTTTTAGTACAATTACGCAAAGCATTTCCAAAGGCTTTAATTTATTGGCTTAAAGGAAATCATTGCATTCGTTGGGAAAAGTTTTTATATTCAAAGGTGCGCGAGATATGGAACGACGATTACTTTTTTTTAGAGGAAAGATTGCAACTTAATTCTGTTGGGGTTAAGATATTAGATGACAAAGTTTTGGTTAAGGCAGGTAAATTATCTATTACTCATGGCCATCACATTTTCAAAGGTGCATTTACTCCAGTAAACCCATCACGAGGCGCATTTTTAAGGGCAAAGCAATCATTAATTGTTGGACACCTACATAGACCAAGCCATCATCCCGAAACTGATTTAGACGGCAAAATAATAAGTTGCTGGAGTACAGGATGTTTATGTGAGCTTAGGGCTGATTACTCACCATTGGTAGGTAATACGATGCATGGCTTTGCTCACATACAAATAGCTAAAGATGGTGATTATACTGTAAAAAATTATTCAATCATAAAAGGTAAATTATGCTAAATAAAGAGAAAGTAATTTTTGAAGATGAATCTATTGACATTGAGTTTGACAGCAGAGATGGGGAATTTATTGCAGCTGCATTTAACTCATTAGGTGCTATTGATATGTTGGATACTGGACTTATGAATGAGGAGCAAAAAGAGGTAATAAACACAATACAATTTCAAGCAATAGCCATAATTAGTGAATCTATAAATAACATTTACAATGAAATATTTGATACCAGTGCTGATACTACTGATCAGTTGTAATCCAAGCCGAAAACTTGACAAATTAAACGCAAAACATCCCGAACTCCTTGCCAAATTCTGCAAGGATACCTTTCCATGTGTAATTAGTAAAATAGATACGGTTACTAAGGTTGAGTATGATTTTGTTGAACTGCAATGTCCAGGATATGAGCCGGGTAATATTGATACAATTTGGCTAACACACAACAAGACACAATTTGTTACCGGTCCCACAATTGTAGCTACAGAATATAAGATAAATACTATTACAAAAACTATTAAGGATAGTGCAGAAATTAAATCATGTGAGCTAGAGCTAATATCTTGTAACAATAAATGCAATGATTTGTTACAACAAAATATAAAGCTTCAAAACAAAGTAACTGCAAAGAATCGTTGGATAATGTGGCTTATAATAGCACTTTTATGTTCGATATTGTGTAATGTAATACTCATAAAAAAATGATAGCATCAAAAAACTGTATAAACTTAATTAAATTATTCGAAGGGTATAAAGCTAAAGCTTATTTATGCCCAGCAAATGTACCAACCATTGGATGGGGAAGCACTATGTATACCGATGGCAGAAAAGTAAAATTAAGTGATACCATAAATGAACAACAGGCAGAAGCAATGCTTATGTGGGAATTAAAAAATAAATCCAATGCTTTGTATGGTTTAAACCTTAATCAAAATCAGTTCGATTCTTGCTTATCATTTATTTATAATCTTGGGATTGGGGCATTTGCTAATTCAACACTTAGAAAAAAAATATTAGCCAATCCTAATGATCCTGAAATAAAATCAGAGTTTATGCGTTGGAATAAAGCTAGGGTTGGAGGCGAAATGATAGAGCTTAAAGGACTCACCAGGCGCAGAACTGCAGAAGCTGAGTTATATTTTAAATTATAGTTTTTTTTAGTTTAGTAAATAACGGCTTGATGTTTCTACATTAGGCTCATCTACAAAGGGTACGGTTTGTAATTTTTCATTTCCTCCAGTGTTTCTACACAGGAGGTTTTTTTATATCTACAACGTCAGTTTTGCGCTGACATTTAGGATATAATAAAAAAAATAAAAAATATTTTATAAATATTTGGTTAATTAAATTAACATCCCTTATCTTTGATTTCTAAACTAATAAAAATGAAACAATCAACTAAAGACACAATCACAGTAACCATCATTATTATCATTGCCTTACTTGGCGATTCAATTTTTAACCAACTTTAAATTTATGCAAACAGAAACAAAAAAACGAGGGCGTAAGCCTATCCCTGACAACCAAAAAAAGAAACCCGTTTTAATCTATCTATCAGATGATCAGATAAGTTTACTAGGTGGCCCATCAGCGGCAAAAAACATTTTAACAGATTACTCATTATTCAAAATCAAACAAAATGCCAAAAAAGAGACTATTCCAAATTCATGACTTTGTACTAAGACATGATACTATCATTGTACAAATACATGATAATAATTACATTGATAATACACTTACAATTCCAATCCATTCTTTCATTCAGTATTTATTAAGACATGAACGTCTATACTTTGAGGCTCAAGATATGAGTACAGGTCAACTTGTAACTAAAACCTATCATTTGACATTTGACAATTACTGGGATGAGATGGAGCGTGAATATAAGGAGCAGGATATTTATGATTTTATCATTTGTACTTGCGTTGATTTTACAAAAGCTATTGATAAGCTTATTTTGAGATTAAACCACAATCTAACTAATTACATATGGTAAAATACTTAAAAAAATTGTATGACAAACTATTCAAATCGAGAGAAGATATTGAACACCAAAAAAAAGTTAAGTTCTATAATCGACCTGATAATAAAACAACAAAAACAAGACCGAATCTTAAAACAAAACAATCCTAAAATTAAAAAATATGAGCAATTATTTTATCGATACTAATCAGAAACAAATCACATTTACAGACAACAGATTCTATTCATCAGAATTGGGAGCATTTATTCCATCAGTTACAACCATTCTACAAGCTTATCCTAAAGATGCCCATTTTTTTCAATGGCTTAAACAAGTTGGTGAAGAGGCAGATACTATCAGAGACGAAGCCGGTAGACGTGGTTCTATTGTACACAGCCTTACTGAGCGTTATGATGCAGGTGAAGAGGTTAACTTATTAGATAACGGAGGCAACATTGGTTACAAGATGTCCGAGTGGACTATGTTTGAAAGATATGTTGAGTACAGGCAACAAGTAGAACAAGAGATAATGTTCAGCGAAATTAACTTTATCAGTGAGCAGTTAGGCTACGCTGGAACAGTTGACCGTATTGTTAATATAAATGGCAAAACTTACCTTATTGACATCAAGACATCAAATACTATTTACGACCATTATTGGCTACAATTAGCGGCTTATAATGAGCTGATAAAAGAGGCTTACAAATCTATCAATGTTATCGACCATGTCGCA